ATTTGCTGTTAAGGGATTTGTAACTCGTGGTTCAATGGGTACTAAAGCGATGACACCTCCAGTAGGTACAACCGCTCAAAGACCTGGCGGCGTTGATGACGAATTCAACACTGGTTGTTTAAGATTCAACACCTCATTAGGTGCTCTTGAATACTACAACGGTACTGCATGGATTCAGCCAGGTGTTCAGTCATACAGTACAATCAACACAAACACATCTGTTGTTGATGGAACTAACTACTTCGTTAATACAAACGGTGGTGGAGTAACTGCTACACTCCCTGCATCTCCTAACTTAGGTGCTACAATTACATTCTATGATATCGCGAAGACATTTGATTCTAACGCATTGACAGTCGCTCGTAATGGAAAACTAATTCAAGGTGATTCATCAGATCTATCAGTTACAACTGAATCTGCTGCATTTAGTTTAGTGTTCTCAGGTGATTCATATGGTTGGAGAATCTTCTCCATCTAATGTTTGATTATCTACATTATGATTTTTATTCTACTCATTTCGAGATCGTAAATGGCCAATTATAGAGCATATAGACAAGTAAGATCAGACCAGATTCCATCTGGTGTGGTTGGTGTTGACAAACTGCAATCTGGTGTGGCTCCAAGATACTGTGTAAAACATATCTATGGCCATCCTTGCTATTGTACGCCAGGTTGTTGTTGCAACTGGCAAGTTCCTACTGGGGTTGAAAAGGTAACTTTTGAACTCTGGGGTGCTGGTGGTAATGGATCAGGTGCATGTTCATGTAACAGATGTCAACATTTCCAAGGTGCTGCTGGTGGTACATATAACACTAAAACAATCTCCACAACTGGGGGTTGTTCTTATTCTGTATGTGCTGGTGGTGTTTATAGATGTTGTTCTAGAGAATGTAATGGTTGCGAAGGATGTTCTTCCTACGTTAACGGTTATAACTTAAGTAACTTCTGTGCTCATGGTGGTGCAAGAGGTTGTGCAAACGCTGACTGGTCTGTTGTATGTACATCTAGAGCATGGTGTTGTGTATCGCCTGGAACTTGGGGAGGAGACTTCGCAATGGCGGGACACCAAGACGGTTTCTCAGGTCACTGGAACTGTCACTGTACTGGTGATATTAATAACACATGTAGTACTGGTGCTCCATTCTTGGTAGCAAGTACAGAAAATCAGTTAGACCAGTGTTGGATACGTTGCGGTTGTTGGACTGCTCCATATGCAACAGGTGGAATGAGTGCCATGACTACATATTGTGGAGATGGTCACTGTGGACAGGGCGGTCAAGGCGGCTCTGGAATGGTACGAATTACTTACGTCTAGGATACTAATGGCAAATTATTCATCATACAAAATAGTCAATGGAGATCAACTTCAATCTGACAGTTTAAACGCTGCTAGTTTCAGTAGTTCACCTAACTCATCCTACGGTGTTAAATGGTTCTTCGGAACTATGTGTAGATGTTCACCTGGCTGTTGTTGCCTTTGGACTGCACCAAGTAACGTGCAGAACATGTGGTTTCAGGCTTGGGGTGCTGGAGGAAACGGTACTGGTGCTTGTTCTTGTAGTAGATGTCATCACTACGAAGCTGCTCAGGGTGGATACTATAACTCCAAAATGATTGAAACAAATGGTAATTGTCAATATACCGTTTGTGCTGCTGGTGTTTATCCATGTCTCTCTAGAGAGTGTTATGGATGTATGGGTTGTACTTCTTATGTAAATGGATACAACTTATCAAACTTCTGTGCTATCGGTGGACAGAGAGGAAACGCTAACCCAAGTTGGACTGAGGCTTGTACTTCAGACAACGCATGTTGTAGAGCGCCTGGAAATAACGGAGGAGACTTCGGAATGGGAAACCATACTTCCGCATGGTCAAACTCCAGACATGATACCTACAGAGGTTGGTGTCACTGTTATCATTATGGTCAATCTCCGACTTCTGCACCTTTGATTGGTACTACTGCAATGCAGTCAACCAGAGAGTGTTGGATTCGTTGTGGTTGCTGGGTCGTTCCTTATGGACACGGTGGAATGAACGCTATGACCACATATTGTGGTGATGGTCACTGTGGACAAGGCGGAACTGGTGGCGGCGGTCTAGTCAAAATTACTTACTTCTAAGAAGAAATGGCAAATTATTCATCCTATAAACAGGTTAATAACGATCAGATTGTTTCTGGTACTATACCTTCCAGTGCTATTTCTTCTGGAACGTTTTCAAACTGGTGTGTTAAGTGGGTTCATGGAGCTCCAGGCAGTGTTTGTAGCACTGGTTGTTGCTGTGCTTGGACTGTTCCAAGTAACGTAACAAGAATTACATGGGAAGTATGGGGTGCTGGAGGAAACGGGCACGGAGAATGTAACTGTAACCGTTGTGGAAACTGGCACGCTGCTGGTGGAGGATACTATAATACAAAAACTCATGATACTACTGGTGGATGTGTATATTCAGTCTGTGCTGGTGGTACATATAGATGTTGTTCAAGAGAATGTACAGGATGTAAAGGATGTTCTTCCTATGTAAATGGATATAACCTTTCCAATTTCTGTGCTACTGGAGGCCCTAGAGGTTGTTACACTAACGACTGGTCTGCACATTGTTACTCACATTACGAAGATTGTTGTGTTCAGCCTGGTGCATGGGGTGGAGACTTTGCGATGGGCAACCACGCTGGTACTTCATACAGACCTGGCGGTTTCAACTGTCACTGTTTCTTCAACAATGACGCCACTCCAACTGGAGCTCCATTCATCGGAACTCTAGGTGTTAGTTACGGTGTTAGACAGTGTTGGATTCGTTGTGGTTGCTGGACTGTTCCATACGCACATGGTGGACAGGGTGCTACTACTTCTTACTGTGGAGATGGTCACTGTGGACAGGGTGGACAGGGTGGATCAGGACTTGTTAAGATCACTTACGTCTAAACCGAACAAGAAAATTTGTCAAAAGAGGGTTATAGACCCTCTTTTTTTATAAATAGTGCCGAAGGAGTAAACCCGAATAAATCCGAAATGGCAACAAAAATTATTTCACAGGGATGGCAATTACCATTACCTAACAGTTTTCTCGTAGACCACTCATTTAGTGATGGTAAACAGAGAGATCAAACATACGATGGCCCAGACAAAATCTATCTACAAATTGGTGCAGATGGAACAGAAAAGTATGGCCCTCTTACAGAAGACGACATCGCAGATGGTCGTCCGAAACCAGTTGACGTAGTTCAGTGGTACGAAGTAGATTGTGCAAGATCAAATCTACACACACTCATTTGTCAACTCAGAGCTCCTGTTGTTGACGAAAAAGAAGAAGACAGAAACGTTGACCCTTCTTTAGTAGTAAATCATCCAGGCTCACCTGATATGTCAGCTGATGGATATGATAGATTCACATATTCTTCAGTGTTATTCCCAGATGATATTTACAATTTTGAGAGTGTCAAAGTTACAAATCCAGGCAGTGCTGGCCCTGATGACATTACTATTAGTGCATTTACAGCTAAAGAAAAGTTGAATGGTGCAGATGAAGACAAGACTTGGGACATGGTTAGAAAGCATAGAAATGACGAACTAGAACGTAGTGACTCTATGATTGCAGAAGACATGCCTGATTCCATGAAGACTCAACTAAAAGCATATCGTCAAGTCCTAAGAGATCTACCAGCTAAAATGCAAGCAGCAAGTGTTGAACCAAACATTGCAGATATGATGTTCCCAATGAACCCATTACATGTAGATCCTCCAACAGACCCTGCTGATGGTGATGCTAGTCTAACTCCAGCATGGAAGCCACCTGCAACCTAAATTTAAATTTCATATATAAATTAATAAGATGATCGTAAGGTCATCTTTTTTATTACCTAAAATTATGTTTGAAGTAAACCCCACAGATTTCGTAGGTATCAATAGAGTATACGATCATTGGAAACACAATGATTATGGTTATATTTACAGAAAAGTATTCATCATAGATGATTTCTACAAGAATCCCGATGAAGTGAGAGACTATGCTTTGTCCTGTGAAAGAACAACTGATGAATCAATTTGTGGTGGTTTAATAGGATCGAGAGTTGTAGAAGATAGGCAAGATATGATTGACATTCTTCGACCAGTATTTTCTAAATTATGCCAAAATTCAGAGTGGAAAAATCTAGAATATGATGATGCTGAGTTTCAAGAGAAGTGGGACAAGATGAAGTTCATGGTCAATCATACGACACATGATGACATAATGAAAAAATTTACTAAAACTGTTTATACTTATACTCACCATAAAGATAACATTGGATCTAAGTGGGCTGCATTAGTATACTTAAACAAAGATGATGAGTGTGAAGGGGGTACACAGTTCTATAAATTTTTTGAAGATCATCCCTATGGTCACAATTACGACATGAAAAAGGATATAATGTTTACAAGTAAGATGAAATATAATAGAATGGTGTTATATGAGTCCAGACAAACTCACGGTGCTGAGTTAAGTAGGACAATGTTTAAGGAAAATCCTCGTCTGGCACAGGTATTCTTTATGTGACTATATAGTACAGGAATTATGAAAACTATGAGATCGAAAGCGTTTTTTGTTAATGGTGGTGCAGGCAGAGTAATAAGTTCAATCCCTGCATTTGAGAAATATGCAGAGACACATGACGACTTTATTATTGTGTGTGAGGGTGGAACAGACTTCTTCAAAGGACACCCAAAACTAGATCATAAGGTATATGATCACTGGCACAAAAATCTTTTCCAAGAACATATAAAACAAAGAGACTGCGAGAGTCCAGAACCATATAGAGTATGGGAATATTATAATCAAAAATGTAATCTATCACAGGCATATGATATTGCAATCAACGGTCTAGAAGAATCTAGAGAGTTGCCTGCT